CACAGGAGCTCCAGCTCGTTCTCGCCGTTGCCCTCGAAGTAGATCATTCCGTCTGCGAGCCAGTCGTAAACGGTGAACTTCGTGCCGGCAATGGTATTGACCGCTTCATCGCTGAAACGGTTTGCCAGAGTGGAAGCGTCGCCGCTGTACACCTTCTGAGTGGCCGTTACGCGGTTCATCATATCTTCCAGTGCGGGAGATACGATAATGCGCTTCAGCGTCATCGGGGACAGGTCGCCGCTGTCGTTCCGGTAGCGTTTGAATTTCAGCTTCACGTCACGGATCAACTGCGCCATAACAGCGTCGTTGTTTCCGCCTGCTGTCCACGCCACGTCCGGCATACGGTTGCTCCAGACACCAGCCGTTCCAATCGGATTCGGGCGGTTGGAGTCGATGAAGTAACAGCCGTCTTCACAGATGAACTGCGAGAGACCGGTTCCGCGAGTCTGAGCGGCATTGTAGGCAATACCGCCATGACCACGGTTGAACACGTCGGCACAGATCATTTCGATAGATTTGTGAGACGCGTCTGCCAGCTTGCGCTGCTGATCGCCGATTTGGCCATAAAGCTCGCGCTCCATGAGCTCGCGCTCGATGGCATTCGCGGTCTTGTAGGTCACGGTGCCGTACTCATACCCAAAGCCCATTGCTCCGGTGATCTGAGCGGCGTCTTCGGTGTCCCGAGCCTGTTTCATCAGACCGGTTCCGGCGACGGCCTGATACTTGCGGTAGCCCTTCTTGTCCGTCATGGTCTTGAAGAACTGCTCACCCTGCATCGGGATATTCGCTTTGCGGGTAAACGCCTCATCCAAACCTGTAACCAGAAGCTCTTTAAAGCCTTCGGCCAGTTCGATACCGGGCGACACCTGCCACACTGTTTTCGCTGCACTTAATACATTAGGCATAACTCACTCCTTTCTTACAGAGCGCCACGGGCTTCGAGATTCGCCTGGCTGAATTTGATAACGATACGGCTTCCATCCAGAGAAGCGTTGGCCTTCTCGTCGAACCATGCCGACTGCGATTCTTTGTCCACGATCATCGCGATACCCTTGGTCGCGGAATTGGTTGCCGTCCACTTGTTGCTAGCAACCGCCAGAGCTGTGGATGTTCCAATGGTCACGTCATTCTGGTCAACCCCTGCTGCGAGCTGGATCAGAATTTCCGTGTCCTTATCGAACAGAGCGACCGGGAAAAAGTCTCCCTCGCCAAAGGTCTGTTCGGCAGGAACCGCCGTGGTTGCCGCGTTTGCGAGCGCCATGCCGTGAACCGGGCCGGTCGTATCGCTGTTAATAGCCGCCACAGCAATCGTTCCGGCGCTTGTAATTCGGATCAGTTCGCCTTTTTTAAAGGTCTGACCGGCAGCCAGCTTGTAGGTATTGTCCTTGACGACCAGTTGGCCGCGAAGAACTTCGGGATTTGCCATCCCAGCTGTCCATGCAAAACTCATAATAATCTCCTTGGTTTAAGAAAAACATCGGTCGTCAGGATCTGCGTGCTCCGGAATTTCAATCTCAGAGGCTTCCGCCACTTTCGATTTTTTGTCTGTCGTCTTGATGTCCCGGACTTCAGCAATCGCACGGTGCGACTCCTGATACTCACGACTCATCTTGGTCGCCTGAATGCCGTTTACGCAACGACACACAACACGACCCCGACTAATCATGGGCTGCCCATGACGCATCACAACTTCCAACCCTTCCTCGGCCAACACCTCCTTGGGTGTGCCCTGAGCCGCATACATGTACCGTTCTCCCGGATTCTGGACGTAGAGTTCATCAATCGTCTTCGCCGGAACAGGAGAGCTGACAGTCACGGCAGGGGCAACCTTTTTGGCGACCTTCTGCTTTTCGGTTTCGTTTTCTTCAACTTTTTCAACTTCATCACTCATTGTTTTTCTCCTGTTTGAGATTACGAACCATATCCGAGTTTTTCGAGGATCGAGTTTTTCGCTTCGGGGCTTCCCGCTTTGATCCGCCCGGCAACTCCTCCGGAATAACCGGCTGGAGGACGAGCGACTTTCTTCAATACAGGAAGCGTATCCTTTGCGACAATTTCGAGCTGTTCTTCGGAGAAGCCCTTATACTGCGGAAGACCTTTCAAAACATTGACCGCATTCTGAATTTCCTGCGGAACAGGAGCTTTCAGTTTCGATTCAAAAAGTTCATCCCGGCGTTTAAGCGCCTGAACGACCTTGCTTTCCATCTCCGCCATACTGCGCTCAACGATCTCCAGAATCTTTGCCGGATTCTCTTTGAGCTCCTCAAGCATAGCCTCTCTCGCCTCTTCGTCCTGCTCCGGCTGACCGACATCGCCGCGCAGAGCCTTAATCAATTCCGGAGTCAGAGCCGGCTGTTGAGTTTTGCCTTTCAGCTCCTCAATATCCTGCTTCATTCTCTGGATTGCTTTACGGTTCTGCTTGATCTGCCGGTTTCTCGCCGCAAGACGCTCGCGAAGAACTTCAACACTCTCCGACCCATTCGGATCTTCAAGCTGCTCTTCATCGTCATCGTTTTCCTCTTCCTTCGGTTCGTTCAGAACGGCTCCCCACGGAGAAGCATCCAGAATTTCTTCCGGATCTTGTTCTTCAGCAGGTTTTCCGCTCTCTTTATCGTCATTGAACATATACATGCTCCTTTAATTGGCTGATGATTATTCTCATTCTCAATAATTGTCAACCTCAATTCTGAGAAAAGTCAGATTACTCTTCGCTTTCGTCAGGAGATGCCTTTATTGATTTCGCATCATCTATCAGATCGTCCAGCTCTCTGACCCTTATTCGGTGCTCATCTCCGCCGTTGCTCAGGTAGGCTTCAATGTGATCTTGACGCCTTGCCTTTACAATCGGCAGAAAGAACTCCGTAAATTCCCGGCTTGCCAGAAACTCGGCCTGCCTCGAAAGAAACTCCTCTTTCCCGTATTTTCCGTTTTCTTTCATATTAAACTCTCGGTGTAGGAATCATGTTTGCTCCGCCATTCCCAGCCGCCGCTGGAGCTCCGAGTTGTGCTGGGGAAGGAGTTGCCGTCTGCTGATGAGTGGCAGGAGCGGAGCCTTCTCCGAGCATTTGCTCGTGCTGCTCGATAAGCGCCTTGAGCGCATCGATCTGAGGCTTATATTGAGCTTCAAGACCGCGATATTTGATGAGATCGGCTCTAAGGATTCTCAAATGCGTTTTGTGATCCTGTCCTTCAATTGCATTAACGGGCTGTCCCGCGAGAATCGCCTTGCAGTCGCGGTGCGCCTGATTCACGGCATCTGCGTCTGTGTTTTCTTTCACAAAAGACCGCCCGTAACGCCGGATGAAATACTCATCGAGCAGACTCGGCCAGTCAACCATCGCAGAAAGCTGCGGATTTGAGCCGAGAGCCTGAAGATCCTGTGCGATCTTGCTTTCGGAAAGAATATCATCGACAACCTGATCGACGACATCGACCTGAACATCAAAGTCACCCCATATCTCAACCGGCCTGATCTCTGTGATCGGCGCGTCTGAGTCGGTAATGCGGACAACCTGCTCATCGAGAGCGAATGTCTGCCAGAATAGCTTCATCCTTGTTCCAAGGTAAGAGAACAACTGCGATGCGACGTGCTTGGCGTTCATAACGCTCGGCGCGGCAGAAAGTCTCATCACTCCGCTCGACTCGGTGGCCGTTGCGCGGGCTCCAAGTCCCTCACCCATTTGCGCCGGGTCTGTTGCGATAGCCATCTTGGAATCGTCTTTGATGTAGGCCAGCGTAGCCTGGCAGGTCTGCGTGCGGTCAGCAACGATGAGTTCCTTGAAGTCCTCATTCACGCTGTCTTTAACGATGATACGGCTGGTTCTTCCGTACTTGCGGTCTTTCGACTCGACCTTCCCTTTTCTTTCGACGAACGGAGGATTCATAACCAGAGACACGTTATCGATCATCTGATTGACAGTCGTTACCTCCACTGCAAAGTTATTCTTCAGAACGCGACCTTTGGAGATTCTGAACATTCCCTGCTTCGTTTCAGTGTAGTCGTGGATGACTTCAATCGGAACCTTGTCTTCCGGGTCATCATTTCTGGAGATGCGGACACAAACAGCGTCCGAAATCTGGTTCCCTACAAACGTGCAGATGTACCGCTTTGGAATATTCTTCGCCTGATCCAGCTTGCCGTCGTCACCGATTGGAAGGTTTGCCCACACGTTCCATACCAGCATAAGTCCCGAATCAGAAATGGTTGAAGAGGTAAGCCCTGAGTTCGCGTCCTGATCGGAAAGTCTCGGCCTTCCGGATGTTCCGTCCCATCCCTGAGCGGAGTCTATCTTCTTGAACTGCTCTTCGCTCCAGTATCCGGACTCAACCATCTGAACTGCGTCTGAGATCGACATGAGCTGCGTTACAGCCGGGCAAGCCTGTTTCTGCATATCTCCGATGTTCGGATCGATGATTACTGTGAACGGGTCATAAAGAACGACCTCGGCTCTGTTTTCGACAAGTATCGCAGGCAGATCTATAACGCTCGGCTCGGATCTGGTTCCATCTTCGCTGACAGGACCCGGGATCGTGATCTTGCGGTCTTCGCGCCGGCGAATCCAGTTGAGACCGACGTAAGCCAGCCCGTCTTTTGATACGGCTGTACAGATAGACATAAGTTTTGGATCGAACTTGTCTTTCTTGAGATTCCATCCGACCAGTGTATTGAGCATGTTGGCCTGCATCTCGGACTCCTGAGCGGAAAGCGGGATGCCTTTTGTGGATACCGGAGAATACTTCCAGTACGAGTCTCTCGCGGTCATAAACGAATAGATCTTCGCGGCTGACTGCATGACCTGACGGAAGAACATGGTTGCCCCGACATTCGACTTGGCTTCTTCCGGAGCCTTCATCGGTTTATTGGCAGATTTCTCGGTTTCATTCAGTCCGCAGCGGAACATGTAGTCATAGTGGATGAGATCGTCCCAGTGAGGTTCAAGTGCTCCGAGGTTGTCGTCCACTTTTTTGGACACAAAATCCGTCACCGCATCGACCAGCTCTTTTTCGTCAGCGAGATTTGGCTCAATATCCTGAGAGGCTTGGATATTCAGTTTCAGATCTTTTGTTGATGAAATCCCATGCTCTATATTCATAGTCACTCTCCTTTATAAAAAAACTTCACATCCTCAACAGGTATCAGCCAGTCGTCCTCACTGTCCTCGACTTTCTGAGGGTTTCCTACCTCTGACACATAGGCAAGCCACCCATTGCTGTCTTCTATACCAAAACGGTATCCACCGGCAAGAACTTCCACAAACTGGTTTTTCCGGTCAGCAAGACCGACAAGGCCGGACTCATCTTTCGGGTCTTCACATTTCCTTCCGAGAATAAATCCTTTCGACGGCATGATAGATCCATTCTCTATTGTTGCGATAATGGCTTCCTCGTACACTATCCTTATTCCGTCATCCAGTTCGTGTCCTGCGTTATCAAGAACGATTACATTGCGCCCGAGATCGTCTGTGCCTACATTGGAGTTCCGCAGAAACTTCGCCGGAATAACCAGCCCGCACTCCATTTCCTCTTTGATCCCTCTGGAGGTGAATATCCTCCGTCCTTTATTCGGTGTCAGTTTTTTCATATCAGTACCCCGTTATTCTGTTTCTCTTCTCAACAACCTTGTCTTCTTCAAAATCAGCCGGCTCGTATCCCGGGATGACGAATCGTTTTTCTTCTTCAGAAAGCGTACCGCAAAACACTGGTCCAGACATGAGCAGGTACTCCAATGCGTTCACTGCATGGTCATTTCCTTTAACCGGCTTGATCTCCATCTCTCCGGATACCGTCTTCTTCGGATCTGACCATTTGTACGAAAAGAGTTCACGAATCAGGTTTTTGCAGTTACGCATGATATAGATCTTTGGAGCACCATTCTCCTTCGATATTGCGTGAGGGAGGTCGTAATCGATGCGGAAATACTCAGAAACCAGAGGAACGCGCACCTTATAGTCTCCACCCTTTGCCGGGGAGACATCGATTCCTGCGTCCTGATACAGATCTCCGATTTTCCTACCGGTTGCAGAGTCTCCATACGAGAAAGACCGCCCGTCCAGCACAGTCCACTCGAACTCAGCCGTCTCTTTGCCCTCCTGAAAGACATCGAACTCGGTATTACCACCGAAATCAGATCTCCGCTCGATCAGGTGCAGCTTATTTCCCGACGCTGCCGCGATTCCGCGTGCGCTGTCATAGACATTCGGTGAAACCCGATAGTATTCGTCATAGATGAACACATTGTTGTTTGGATCGACCGCTGCGATAACGCATGCCGTAGCCGAGACGTTCTTGCCGTGGTCTATTCCGCGATACCGGGTCCAGAATTTCGGAGGGTCGAACGGGTCGATGACGTGAATGTTCTTGTTCAGGTCGTCATAGACCAAACCGGATGTTTCGTGGAACTCCCCATGCACGCGGGAACGCCCTTCGGCTAATGCCTTATCGTCATTCCTTCTGGCCGGCTCCTTGAAATGCTTGATCTGAGCCATCCGTTTCTGGTTTTCTGAGTAGTACCAGTCCGGATTGTCGAACGTACAGGCTAAATAGCGTCCTACGACATGCCCTTTATTAAACTCTCCGTTCCACAGCTTATGAATCCATGTCCCAGCTCCGGTATCCGGGCGTCCATCCACCTTATGAGGAGTCGGCGTGAAGATGTGCCTTCCGTCCAAAGTACGGGTACGCTCATTTGCACCATCAAACTTCCTCTCTTCTCCCTGCTCATCCCACAGCCATCCATTCAAAGCGGCTGATTCAAAGTTCTCCTGGTCCTGCTCATACACAAAAAACTGCACCTTGGCTCCATTCGAGAACTCGATGAACGGTCTTTTATCGGCTGAGACAGTTTTCCTCTTTGCCGAGAACCTGGAATAGTCCCCGAGCATGGAGTCCGGAGCCCAATTCGTGATAAGCGGAGCCACAGTTGTGGTAATGTGTCGCCACATGTAGCTCGCAGCACCCCAGGTCTTCGGCTTTCCGTCATACGGTCGGTACTTCACTCCGTGATCCTTGAAGATCGCCCACTCTTTGTCGCACGGAAGAATGTCCAGAAGAAGATCGACAATCCCGATACAGGTCTTTCCGTACCGGTTTCCGGCCACCATCATCTTCAATGTGCTTCTCCGGTCGTTCAGAAAGTCCACCCCGACCTGTCCGTTCGGCATAAAGAACTGGAGCGGATTCAATCTCTTCTCATTTTCGAGAAACGCCAGAGCATCCTTCAGCCTTTCGTCCTGCTGCACCATCTTTTTCGGGTAGCAGTAGATCTTCTTTCCAAGCTCCAGCCGGTAGTTCGCCTTGTCGTTCAGGAATCTTCTAAGTTCCGGGCTGAACAGGTACTGGGCGTAGCAGATCGTCATCTTACCCCACGGACCGATAAATGTGTAGTCCATATTTTGCAGATTCGGGTAGATCCGCTGACACCGGCTCAGTCTGTCCAGAGCCTCCTCCCGGTCGATCCGGCATGCTATTTTATCGGCAGATACCATCATTTCCCTCCGCGAACACCGTGACATCCATCAACTGATGGACATCCTCTCTTT